TGGCTGATTAAGTCCGTTGGCTTATCCAATCTTCTAGCGCCTCCATAGCGGATTCCCAACCCAAAGCCACACAAGCAAACCCCCCGGCATCGTGTACGGCTTTCAGGTATTCCAGTTGGCCGGGTTGCCACTTGCTCTTTGTGTGATCATGGCGCTTCATCTCACACGCAAATCCTAGCGGTACGATTATGTCGCTAGCCCCCGGTGAAAGACCCATCGCCTTATCTTTGCTCAACTGATTAAACTGTTTACCGCTTCGTTTGGCTTCGTTTTTTGGGTGCACTGCCAACCGCCCGTAGCTATCCGGGTATTCATCGCGTAGCTTTCTGAAGAAAGTGATTTGCTCGGCGCTTTCTGGGGGGCACTCCCCTCGGAATGAGGTATCGCCGTACACTTTAAGCCATTCAGGAAACTTCATCTTGAGCCCTCCCATAATCATGGACGTTATAAAAACCGCTCTTGGTGTCTTTGTGGTACGTCACTGTCTCCGGCTTCTCCACCCCGCTCATGGTCGCATCCATAAATTGAATGTACTCAGCGTATAACCTGCCTCCTTTTATTTCAGGATGCAGCCAGACGCTAAAGGATCGCCACTCGGTCACGAAGTTAGCAACCAAGCACTCTTTCCCAGATCTTGTCACTACCGGGTTAACGTCCATGTCTATAACTCTGTCCGTTTGTATCTGTGTAGGGTCTTTCTTGAATCGCTTAAAATCAATGCGTAGCTTTTCGTTCGGATCAATAAGCTCATTACGGCACTCAGAGCAATACCTGGCCGCTATATCGTTTCCTTCACCGCATTGCATGCACTCTTTAAACGTCCACCTGTGCGGGCACTGTACGTGCGTGTGGTTGCTCTTTATAAGCCCCTGGCACCTTCGCCCATGGTGCGCCGGCATTGGCCCGTGATCTGTGTCTACTTCCTTTCCTGCCAAGTCTACAAAATAACCGTACTTGTTGTGGGCTAACTGCTCAGGGTTTTTGCGAGCTGAAAATTTATTAACAGCGCCGCACTCTGCGCACTCTGCATCAAGGTATATTTTTTCGCTGCTCGTCATACTCGCAGTTATATCAGGGTCAAATATATCGCCGTCCGGGCAGTGTCGTTCTATGTTTTCTGCGTAGTCCAATATCAGAACATCGTTTTTCCCTTGGTCTATCCGAAGGCCACGTCCTATGATCTGTTGAAGCAAAGAAACAGACTCGGTAGCGCGAAGAATTGCGATAACATCCACATTCACGAAATCCACCCCAGTGGTCATGGTCTGAACGCTCACCAGGTACTTAAACTTTTTGGCCTTGAAGTCTTCCACCAGCTTTGTGCGCTCTTTTTTGCTGGTGTTTATGTCTCCCCCTATCATCCGGGACAGCGAAGCAGGCAGGCTTGCCATGACCTCTTTGGCATGCTCAACCGTGGCAGCGAACAACATCACCCCGGCCCTGTCTTTGGACTGGCTAACCACATCCGAAACAACCGCCGCCGTTTTCCGCCCGTGTCCAATAAATGCTTGATCCACTGATGACTGTTTCCACTTGCCGGAGTTGTTCATCACTAGGCCGCTAGTGTCATATTGATCTGTGCCAATTGATCCAATGACGGGCTTGGTTAAATAGCCCTGTTCAATAAGCATGCCAGCCGGCACCGTGTGAACTTTCTTTGTGAAGTACGGATCTTTGCAGCACCCGTCACCTTTCAAGTTTCCTAGCTCGTCAATCTGGTAAACGTAACCCTCGCCAAGCCTATAAGGCGTTGCAGATAAACCTATCACCCGCAAGTAAGGGTTTCCCTCACGCATACCTTCGATAATGTATTTAACGGTATCTGTTACGCCGTGGCATTCATCTATAATTACAGCGCAGAATTTATGCCCTACCACTTTTGCTACTGTCTTAAACGTGCCCGGAGTAGCAAAAACAACAGGGTGCTTTAGGCACTTAGAGCCTGCTGACGCACTGTAAATGCTTGCGGGTTGTCCCGTTAAAAGATACTTGCTTCTATTCTGGTGCACTAAGTCTGAGTTTGGGGCAAGACAGAGAACATGCTTACCGCTGCTAATGGCATGAAGTGTTTCAGCGACAGCGGCTATTATGTGGCTCTTTCCGGATCCTGTTGCCGCCTCGACTAAGCATGGGTCTATTGATTGTTTTACCCATTTTATAACGGAGTTATAGCAGTCCTTTTGGTATGGCCTTAAATTATTTTTCATTTTTTGGCACCACTAAGCATCCACCCGTTACAGCTCTTCCTTTTTCCCTTAATGAAAGCTGAAACATTTCTAAATTCTAGCGAGTATTTATTTATCAACTCCCTTTGCGTTCCTATAAAAGATTCACCTGTTTTTTTGTTGTAAAATGGAAAAACGGTTGCGTTATAATTTGTACTTTTTTCCATTGTTCTTCCAAACATTGGATTGTTTGAACCCATTCTCTGCTTAGAAAGCTTTGTTCTTGTGGACTCCTTGAGAGGTATCCCCCTAAGAGGGGAGGGCTTCCCAAAAGAAGGGTGATCTTTACCGGTCATCTCCCCAGTCTTTTTCTTACTTATTTTTCCTTTGGTCTCTTCTGAGTGAGATTTTCCATAGAAAGAATTTCCCTCTCCGGTACTTCTAATTTTTGCAGCGGCGCTCATTTTCAATTTTGCGCGTTCGTATCTATGCCTGCCTGGGTCGTACCCGTAAGCCGATCTGCATTTAATTTCAGACATAAAAAACAGAGCAAAGACCATTGGGCCGCCGTATATTTTCCCTAAAATGATATGAGAAAAATAATGGTCAGAAGCAGTTAGCTTTATGATGTTTTCTTTTTCGTCTGAGCCCCCAAGCGATCTAGGGACAATATGATGCGACTCAAAATATCCAGTTAGATATTTTTCTTTTTTCTTTCTGTCAGATATAAATTCCGAGTATATTCTTTCGTAGTTCATGGTCGCCTCAGTCACAGGGAAGTCGGAAGGATACGCGCACCAGGCAGTGACTAACTGCTTTTCATCTGGCCGGACTAGGTGCGCACGGCCATTTTAACACACTTATCAGCTAAACCTCCAATGCTGGCTACCCTTCCCCCTGTAAGGTTCCAAATCAACATCCGGCATCTTCTCCTTCACGAGCTTGGCGTAAGAAACAGAACCAACACGATCAACAAGCGTCAATTTCTTGCCGCATATCTCAGCGTCCTTTTCACCTGCCAACAAAATCAGGTTATCCAGTATCTCTTTTTTCCGCTGTGTAGCCCGATCAATAGCTTCGGTTAGCTCATCATATTCATCGGTTAGCTTCCCAGCCATGGCTGAATTTATGACTTTCCGCTTTGGCTCAAGGTGATCTTTGTTGTCGATCTCGGTCAGGAAAAGATCATAAAATTCTTTCAGCTTTGGAATAGCCCACTCCAAAAACTCATGGTCAATATCAACGCGCTCGGACTTTGTGCCGTTTGGAGACCACTGGTAGAAGTCGCACCACTTCCGGCCTGTGCAGTACAGTTGGATGTGAACTTGGGCGGCGTAATGTTCTTGCTCTTCCAGTGTCTTAAACGCTGGCGGATTCTTGTTCCTTTGCCCGTATGGTGCTTTTATCTCTATCAACCCGCTATCGCTCACCAATCCGTCAGGGCTTGCGCCAAGCCATTCATGCTCAGGGTGAATATGGAAGCCTGTTTCTGTGACCTCGTTTCCTGTCTCCATCTGGTATTCTGCTATCGCGCCGGCCTCGTTAAACGTGCCCCACTCCGTGGCTGAATTTCCCTGAAACTCGCGCTCTACGCCATGCCAGGTGCGCACCATCTCCCGCATTACGTCATTGGCTGTTTTGTACTGGTTCATGCCAAGGATAGCGCCCACATTGGAGCCCGTTACCAGACCTTTTCGCTTGTTAAACCAAGCCTGCGTTCTTTGCTCTTCCATAACAAAAACCTCATTGGGTTAAAAAAAAGGGGCGCACGAAGCGCCCTGATGATCTAAAAAGGAACGTCATCCTCGAAGTTGTCATCTTCCGCAATCGGCTCAGGCTCTACCGCTACATCTTCAACCGGCTCGCTACCCTTGCGTGGGCTTACTGAGCTAACCCAGTTACCAGACCGTGGCTGACCATCACTGCCGGTCATTTCCCAAACCTGCAGCATAAGAACCATTGGCTTGTTCACAAGCGACATTGTTAGGCTCTTATCCGTTGGCTCTTCGTTCGACTTCATAAGCTTCCCGCCGGCGTTCGCATCAATAGCCGCAAGCATACGCTTGGCCTTTTCTGCCTTGCGCGGGTCGTTATCAAGTACGCGCACCTTGTGAAACAGTTTCCGGCCCTTGTACTCTTTCGGTGCGATAATAGACCAGCGCAAGCTGATGAACTTGTCGCCTTCGTACTCGTCCCATTTGGCCTCGTCAGGCGCTGCCAAAACTTGAGTTTTTGCAGGGATTGGCTCGAAGTTTCCGCCGCCTGATTCAAAGCTTCCGTCGATCTTTTCATCAAAGTTAAAAAAGCTCATTTCACTTCTCCTTTCAGTGTTGGTACAAATTCAATCAATGGGTTTGTGCCTTCTGGCACTGCCAGTTCGTACGTTATGCCGTATCGGTTTTTGGATATGTTGGCCGCAGTCGTGTAGGTAATCAGAACCCTTGTGCCGTCAGAAATAGCCTTCTTGCGATCTCCGTCGCCTGTGGTAAATGTCTCAAGCTTCAAGTAGCCAACCAAGTCAACATCATCAACATAAGGCGCAGTGCTTCGTTTACCAAGGCGCAGGTCATAACGGGTGTACGGATCTTGATCTGGAAGTTCTATGGTGACGGTATCGGCGTGGGCGATAAATACAACGTGGATACCCTTGGCACTTAACATGCCCGCTGCTTTCCTTACACGCTGGTGCATAGCGGCAACCGCAGACAACCCGGCACCATACCCTCCTAGAGCCTGGTTGATGCTGCGCGGCTTCTTAGGGTCGCTGTCAACAACGTGTTGTATAAACATGCGTTCGAGCGCTGTAATGGAATCAATCACAACAGTCTTCCACTGGTGATCTTCATTAATAAGCGAGGTTAGCTGATCCCATAAGGCGTTGGGGTCTTGAACAATAGGGAACGCTTCAGGCCGGTCAGCTTCGGGTATGGATTGCATACCATCCTCTGAGCGAATAAATACAGGGCTTGGGAATGTGCCAGCTAATCGAGTTTTACCGATACCGGCGTCACCAGTGAAGGTACAAATAATGGGGCGGTTTTCTGGCTTTTTAGCCAGTGAAAGGATGCTGCTCATAATGATCTTCCTCATTGGGTTTAATTGGCTGCTACAGGTTGCAGCTCACAAACACTATACAATCTAAAACGGCACGATGTCAAACACTAACAGCAAAGTATTTTTTTGTTTTCCTTCCTTTTCCGAAAGTGGTTTCCTCTTCTCGCAAATATCCGCCTTTCACTAGCTTTTCAACTACGGTATCAACGTCCTCTTTTCTGTAACTGCGGCACTTGTTTCTAAGCCTTCCAGCCGTCTCTCCATGGTCATCGGTGACGTGGCTCATTACCATACTTGCAAGCGCGTCCTGCTTGTCCGTTGCGCTGTTTGAGTAGGCCAGTTTCATCTTTTCGTCAACATCGCGTTTAACAAGTGCATAAGCCCACATGACATGCTCAACAGTGCGAAGCCCGCCAGGTATAGCCAGTATCATGGACACCTTGGCCACCTGCTCATAACCGCGCCTTGGGATAGCCGTTAGCCCTGTTTTATTTTTTGCAGTCTCTGCCATTTCATAAAAAGCGTGTTCTATTTCATCAAGCTTTTCTCTTGCGCCGCCGCTGGTTGGGACACTTACCTGGTTGCCAATGCACTCTACCCTGTCAAATAGCTCAGAACGCCCTGGGGCGTAAAGCTGCATCAGGGTGGCCGCTATGTCGTTTGGTATAGGGTCTTTTTGTATCCTGTTACGTGGCTTGCTTTTTGGGTTATCTTCACGTTCCCTAAATATTAAAGAGCGCCCCATAAAGCCGTTTGTGGCCATGTCGAAATCCATAAGGTCACTAAACCGTTCCGGTGTGGTCAGCCCAAATATGCAAAGGTAGGGCTTTTCAATACCTTTATCTATGTTTCCGACTTGCCTTTCCAGTGACTCAAGTTTCATTTCATCGCCGTCAAAAGGCTCATTTCCGTCTACTCTTTTCTGAACGCCGGCAAGCTCCTTTGTTAATGACTGGCGGATCTCTTCTTTGAGGTCGCCCGTTATCATGGCAAAGCTATTCGCTTTCGAGTAAAGAGACATAAGCGTTCCAATAATCCCTTCAAGGTATGCCGCTGTCCCCTTTGCCCTGGCGTTTGCTATCTTGCCAAGCGTCTCTCCAAGTTCGTCAATCGTATAGAATGCGGCTTGGTGTCTTGTTAGGTTGCGGTATATCTCCTGCTCAGACTTAAACGCACCGTGGGCAGCGGCAACCACGCCGGCAGCCTTTAGTATCTCTTGGTAGCTTTTAAGAACAGACTCTTTGCCGGTTGCAGATCCAGACACGCCAAACAAAAACAGGTTAGGAGTGATGCCATCAAGCGGGTCAACGTAGCGCATGCCGGCCACAGCCGAGATAGAGGCGAGCGCGGCAGCTACTGCCAGATGTTCTCTTGGGTGCCGGTTACGGTCATTTATCCATTTTGTTAATTTGCCCACAAAACCCGGCGGCCTTAAAAGATCAATACCTTTCGTTTCAATTCCGCATATTTCTGGCGCATCAAAGTGTAGCTCGCTGCTAAAGTCTACCGGCGCAACCCATCCGGCTTCTTCTGCGTAGTGTGCCAGCGTACCAAACGTGACGGGGTTGGCAGACTTTCCGAAGCTGTGCCATTTTTTTTCCATGTCTTTAGGGTCATACTTTGGCCCTTTTGCTGCCCAATCTACCCACAGCGAGTAACCTTCCCCTCCTGTAACTATGTGCGTGCCCATGCCGACGCGGATGTACTTTTCGTAGTCTGTACCCTCGTCGTTCGGAATTGCCTCTAGCATGCTCTTTAGGTCTTCATCAGAAACGTCAACGCTTACGCCATTCATGGATGCTCGGTGGCGCTCTGGTTTTTTAAGAAGATCCATTAAGGCAGCCGGGGCAGGCTCAATATCGAACGGTGTGCCTTCTAGCGTTATATACCGGCCTCCAGATGCGTGTAGAGAACCAGGGCCAACCACGAAGCCCGTGGATTTAAAGTCTATGCCCTTATAGCCTGAAAGGCTTTGAACCATTGCCGTAGGCTCTGATACTGAAAAATAAAGGTGTTTTGACTCGCCGCCGCTGCCTGTCTTTACAATCAGCCCGGCACCCGCAATGCTTGGTACGGCTTCCAATAAGCGGGCGTATGATTCGGCTCCCCCGTTTCTTTCATCAACGTCAACCACCAGCAAACCATCGGTCAAAACCCCGTACCCTGTAGAGAATTGATCCATCTCTTCCATGGTCTCTAGCTGCTCATCTGACCACACTGGGGAAAACTGCCAGTTTGACGCAAGCGGATGTTTACCTGGAACGCTACATTCAGGGTCTCCACACCCGCACTTTCCGTCCACTAGTGGCCAAAGCGCAAAAACAGGAATGTTGGCGTCTAAAAATTCCCTGTAGATCACTGGCGGGCCTCCAGGTAAACAGAAAGCGCCTTCATTGCGCGGTGGGTTGGGTTTGCTTCCGGGTTGTCTCTAATCTCTCTTATAGTGTTGAAGTGCAGGCCGGTCGCCTCTGCAACCCTTGCCGGTCGCAGGTCTTGAAGCTGTGTGCGGATTTTCTCAAGCGTCATCATTATTATACTCTCCTGATTTGTCGTTAAAATGTGATAAAAGACTATATCAGAGAGAGCGTTGACGAGCAAAGAGTAATGGCGTATAACATAGAAACACTAAGCAGATCAGCAGCTTATATTCATTGGATAGTATCATTTAGCGTTGAATAGTTAGCACATACTATCCAATAATATTAAAATAATCAGCAACTTACCGATCAAATAGTTAGAAAGCGAAATCCCCTAAGGACACCAAATGGTGTCTTTTTTTGTGGGCGTCTTACTACTATCTAACTATCTAACTACCTAATATATATATAATAATAAAAACAAAGAGTTACAGATAATATAAGAAAGTTTCTCATTTACTATCAAACGCTATGCAATAGAATTTTTTTGTGGAACCCTTGCCCCCACCCAAATCTGTGTTATTGTTAACTCACCGAAGCAAGCAAACCACAAAAAAAAGGAAATCACCATGAGCGAACACATCGGAAACTACAAAGACCTGAACGGCGACACAGTGCGCGTGACTTTTGAAAACCGCCGGTATTACTACGAGGTCATCGACGGCACGCCGGATCACTATGTTACCCACCATGGTTCAGATACAGACCGAACGCTGGTGCGGGTCGCATGAACATCAGCCAAGCCGACATCAACAAGCTTTGCAGGGAGCCGCACAGGCCACGAACACCGATTAACCTAAGCTACCCTAGCCACTACACTTAAAAGCCCGCACAGGGCATTGGAGAACGATATGAGCAATCCAGATTGGACAGAAGCACCG